CAAATGATAAGAAATTAAATACAAATGGTACTTTTAGATCTGTAATAGTTTTGTCTCCAGTGAAGTTAAGGATGGAACTTTTCGCGAGGAAGTGAAGAGTTGCAAACCATCCCCAATGTTTGGAAAAACTGTCTCCTTCGCTAATTTCATCATCTCCCGTTTCGATAGGTTTTTCGGGGAAGAGGTCTGTGTGTTTTTTAAGGAGAGAGCTGCGACTTGCAAAAAAAAACTCAATGCACCTAATGCAAATCCTGCTGGCATACCCTTTAGTAATTCAGCATTGTCAAATCGTTTTTCTACATCGTATTTTTCTATCTCATAGAATTTAAAGATATCCTCTACTTGTCCCTTAGCTACATTGATTCCGTGCTCTAAAGCCCACTTAAATGTATTAAAATTATTTTTGGTGATGGGTCGGTATAGTATTGCCATGATATCTTCGATGTTATCCATGGGTTTTTTCGCCAGCATCTCCAAATCCACATACTCGCCCAACGACATTTTAGCAATCGATTTAAACCCGTATTTTACACCATTGAGCTCAAATATAGGAAAGAATTGGTTTTTAACATCCAATAAATTAGTAATTACGTCTGAATAGATTTGTAATATACTGCTACTAGGTAATTCACGTATCTCGTCTTCAGTTTTATCTGAGACGATACTTAATATCTTAATCATACGATCCAACTCAGATAAGTGTTCGTATAATTGTATTTGTTTAAGTTGATTAATACTTAAATAATCAGGTATAGCAATTGTAAAATCCATAACTTATGTTTGTTGTGCCAATGATGGGAATGCACAGTAATCAAGTACTGCAGCATCATTGTAGTTTAGAGTAGCTACCCAACCATATGCTCTATCGTTGAATGCTTCGTCAACTGGAGTAATGTTGTTTAGTGTAATAAATTCTGTTTGTTGATTATCACCTAAATTAAAATAAGCTATAATATCGTAAATGTATTGTTCGGTATTTGATTTGATTTGTAGTGGTGAGGCATTACTTAAATTAGGAACATCCAATGAGTACATCTCAAATGTTAGGCTACGAGTGCCTGAAATACCATTTTCATTTAATACAATACCTGTACTTGTTATTGGGCGTAGGAATATATACGGATATTTTACATTTTGTGAACTAGCATCTAAATAGTCTAGAGCACCCTCAGCAAACGATTTGATTGCTAAGTGTGCAGCACATGATGCTGAAAATTCAGTTACTACATCAAAATATGTTTTCATAGTCCTTCTTCACTTTGCCATCCTGAGGTACTATTGAGTGCTGTACCAGAACCACTTGATGTTCCTTCTGTACCACCTGAAGATGTAGTTTTAATAGTAGTAGTTGTTGTTTTACCTGACATTCCTTTAGCGATAATGGGGGCACATGCTCCTGAATCCATTATCTCTTGTATTGTTTGTTTTGAAATCATATGCATAGCTGCAATCTGGTTTAGATTGTAACCTTCTTCTAGCATTGATTGTATTTGTTCTCTTGTCATAATGTTATTTATTATGTTTATATGTCTATAAATACGCGCGTGGCCAATTTTAGTCTCTTAAATAAAAAACCCCCTAAGTAAATGTCACTAAACCATAGGGGGAAAAACACGTCAAGGGGAGAGCGTGTATGACTATATGTTTTTTTTATACAACTAAATCAAACGATTATAGCCATAATATACGAACGAGATTACCTATTGGCAAGTTTACTTTCAACTCGTTGTGCAGTATCAAATTCACCTGATGTACCATATTCAGCAAATGCCATTGCAATTCCTAATACCTCAGTAAGTGAACATTTCATACCCTGACCATTGATATAATCAACAGCTGCTTTTAATGATGATTGACGAACGATAGATTCGTGTGTGTTGTTATTCTGATACATTATTTCTCTTCCTCAATAATTACGTTGAACGAACCCATAATAGTGAAACTATTACTACTATCCATGTAGTTAATTTCTACACCTTCAGAACCGAAGCGTGTTTGTGGACGTGATGATGAGATGAATGTACGCATTATATCTCCTTTTGTTGAAACCAATTGTGTTTTAAACATGACCTTTGTTATTTGTGTTTTTAATTATACATCAATATACGAACGTATATCTGTATATCCACGTTTAATTCATAAACTTATCAAAAGATGATTTATATGTTGGAAGCCCATCTATTACCTCAGGTTTATTAAAACATTTATCATACACTTGCTTAATCAAATATTCTGCCTCACCTGATTCCATCATCAATTGAGTTACTTGCTGGGCGAAATCAGTGTTTGAATCACATCCCATTCTAACCCATTTTTCCTCATAATTTGGGAGAATAAAAACATAGAATGTCTCCTCAGTGCCGATAATTTTTGCTACTATAGAATTTTCATCTATCTTATTATCATTATATTCCTTAACTAACTCAATATCATATAAATTCAATTTATTATTTTTATGATCAGCTCCAAATTTGTTATATTTTTTCATATTTTAAATATTATGGGGTAAAGTTATCAACAATCTCTTGCGTAGGCACGTTTAAGTTTATCTTATGTTTGAACCCCAAGCAACCTTAGCTGCTTCACTCATTTTAGGACCACCAATATAAATTCCAGATTTCTTAAATGCTATCTCATTACGTGCTAAATTAGCTAACCAAATAGCATCCACTATATCGTCATGAAATCCTGATGGGTGAGTGAATGAAATAGTACCTGTATTGTTTATCTTGTAGGTAAATGCTGATAATTCGTTATAGCATTCAGGCATTAATTTTTTACTTGGTAATTCAATCATTCCAGACTCGATGTCTGCGATGAGCTTCCTGATTCCCCTGGTTTTAGATTCATTCGTTGTCGTAAATCCTGTAACCTTGATTCGCTCGGATTGTATGAGTTCAAGTATTGCTCTACCGATTCCATTGCTTTCACAATATCCTCCTCTAACATTATATTTTCGTAATTCAGTACAGATAGTCTTTCCAGCATCTTCAAATGTTGTCCCATTAAATCTAAGAATCTTCGCTGTGCGGCCGGATTCCTCAATAATGGAGCAAACGGTAAAATCATTAGCGAGTCCAACGTCAATTCCGAAATAATAATTTGCATTTCCTCTAGGTTCTTCCCATCCATCTCTTATACATACATTTTCTAAATTGCGGAAAACATCGTTTGTTGCCTCGCTGAATTGTGCTTCATATTCCTGTAGGTAAATTTCCCACGGTAGTGATGATGCTTGTGAACTAATAAAATCAAGGTCTATATGCGGGTTATCTGCGCTCCTACCCTTGAATGATATGGTCTCGTTATTTGGGTTTGACCCGCGTAAATACCACGTATAGAACCAGTTTTTTGCCTTAGGTGTTGATATGATTAGGCATTTCTTTCCAATAGCAGACAAAGTAGGAAATACTGCTTCATTTATTGCTTCCTCCTTTACATATGCTGCCTCGTCCACAACCATGAAATTAAAGGAAAAACCCCTAATTGTATTATAGTTATCGGTTGAAAGAAACTGTAGAGTAGAACCATTAACGAACTCAATATTAAGATCGGCTTTATTCTGTTTTGATATAATTTGGTGTGACGCATTTGCTAATTCATTAAATACTTTTTTACATTGGTTGTAGATGGGGGCTACCCATGCTCCTTTATTACCTGGATTAGACAATAACCAATATAGCATCAAGTTCTGAGCAAGTAATGACTTGCCGAATTGACGACCAGTAGCAACCACCCCAAACTTATGATTACTATCAGCAAACCCTTCAATAATAGATTGCTGTCCAGTGTGTGGAGTAAATAGCGTAACATTCATTTATTGCTCTAGTTTAGATAAGCCTGGATCAGTTCCCCAATTGAGGGAAATATTACCGGTTACCTTAACCTCACTACGTTCGATTTCTCCACCACGTATTTTATTTTGGTATTTAATTGCCTCTAACCAAATACGTTTATCATTATCAGCCATTGCTATTTCCTTAAGTTGTTCTAACTCTAGTAATGCATTATTGACTGATTGTTTTACACTGTCCTCGAGATCCTCACTAATGATTTTCCAAGATTCCTTCCATAAGCTGTCCTCAAAGTCCTCACTAATAATTTTCCAAGATTCCTTCCATAAGTCATTTGCTTGCCTGTTATTGATGTGGTATTTCTCCCTGGCATAATTGGTATATTGCGTCCAATTCGCTTTATTATCCAATATCCATTCTACACTTTCCTCAATATGGGTAGTATGATCTATTTTATTACTCTTGCTCATCGTTTTTCTTCTTACCAGGTCTTCCTGCTCCTGGTTTAGGTGGTTTTGTTCGAATATACATATTGTCTGTAGATGTGTAAATATTAGATATACTCATATCATTATATAACGCCATACTTACTTGATCAATATCTAACATCTCTCGTTTAGAGAGTTTAACCCACTTCTTTTCATTGAATTTTCCTTTAGGATTCACTTTTTGATTCGATGGTTTATATCCCTGTTTCTGTTGCATCTTCTATAACTGAATTGGCTAATGCCTCTATTTGTGATTTGTGTTGATCAAACATGTCTGATGTTATTCTTGCTAATGCTGGCAATTCGCAATTACATCCCATATGAACAGGTTGTCCTCTCATTAATGCTAATGCTCCCAATATCGCACCTTGGTGATTACTTATTTTACCATGTCCTCTAATAGGTTCGTATGTTGCTAAAATCCATTTAGCATCTTCTTGTGTTATATTCATTTTTTTCTACGTTTATTTGTCATGTGTTTTACCTTATGGTATGCTTTCCTATCAACTGGATAACCATATTGTTTTTGATATGCGATTTCTTTTTCGCCTGCTCGTTTTGCTGATGTTTCTGTTTCAATTATCTCTAATGACTCCATCTTATATTGCTTTGCTCTGCGAGTAGGATTATCAGTTACCCCAATTTTTATCCCTTCAATATGGTAGATAAAGTATTTAGGTTTTGTCGCCATCTAGAAATTCTATGGTTAAATCGATTAACCTTGTCATTACAGCCACTATAGCGGCTTTCCAAATGTCTTGCGTATAAAGCAATGTAGCCCAAAAACTAAAACACATACTACACGTTAATACAATGATGATAGATTGTAGCCATCCCCAATTGCGTGAAACCATTGTTCTAATTAAAAAATTAATTACACGTTCCCTTACTGAATGTAATGGGGTAAATAATTTTACTATCATAAGCGATAGTGCCGAATATCCTAGTAACTCAATCATTCTACTACTTCTGCGCTTGTGTCTTTCATTTGCTCACGTAATGCTTGCCACGCATAGAATTTTTGTAGTAAACGATTCTCATCAATAAACTCATTTATTTCATCTAATTGTGCTTGTACCTCAGTACATGATGATTTTGCTTTTAGCAATTGTAGTTCCTCGTGTGAGGGTGGTGTTGGATTACGCTCTTCAGCGCTTTGG